ACCGTGTTGGCCAGTTTGATGCCGGAGGGCTCGCCAATGCGCCGGCTCCAGTCGTCGAGCGACAGGGTCATTTCGACCGAGGTAAACTGCACGTCGATGTGCTTTTGCTGGTCCACGACGAGGGCCACGGTCTCTTCGATATAGTCCTGCGCCGTGAAGGTCGCCCCATCGTGCACCGCAAACGCGGCGGGGATACGGATCGACAGCGTGTTGCCAATCTTCGCCCCGGCTACGGCAAACTGACTGTCATATTGCCGGTTGACGTTTGAGGCAAAGATCAGGTTGTTTTTGAGGATTTGTAACAGCCTTCTCGTGACCATAGAGATCGAGAGCAGCGTATTTGGCAAAGCAGCGTCCTTTCACGCCTACCTGCCCCTGCGACTATACGGGAACATGCGATCAAATTCCGCCTGAGACATGTCCTCGCGGTAGCCGGTGGGCGGTGGGGCACCCGAGCCACTCACCGGGTGGGGTGGTGGCGGTTGGGTCGAAGGGACGACGGGCGCGGCGGGCCGGTGGCCATTGGTGGCGGTGCTGAGCCGCAGTTCCAGCTTGCCGACTTCGCGGGCCATCGCCAGCGGCGCGGTCTGCGCCAACTGATTCAAGCGCTCGATGTCCTCCGGGTGCTGCGCCAGGTAGTAGGCCAGTTCGGCCCCCAGGTCGCTTTCATGCACACAGGCATCCAGCGCCGGGACAGTCGGCATGGTCGCCAGCCGGTCCAGCACCTGGTCAAAATCGGCATACTTCGCCCGGGCCGCCTCGGCTTGCGTCTGGAGTTTGCGCTGCTGCGCCACCACCTGCGCGCGCCCCTGGCTCTCGGCCGCCTCACGGGCAAGTTCGGCTTTGAGCTGCGCTTTATCCCAGGCTCTGACCGCGCTGAACCACTCGGCTTGCGAGGGGTAGTCTTCTTCGCGGGGTTCGGGCTGCTGGGCGAGCGGGACCGGGGCAGGGCCCTGCGGCGGGCGCTGGTAGCCCTGTTCGAGCATCTGCAAGCGGGCCTGGATGGCTGCAGCCTGGCGTTCGGCCTCATGGCGGCGGCGCACTTCCCGATCAATGCGGCGTTGCACCCCGCGGGGGATGCTGTCCGGCGTGTCGCCTTCGTCGTCGTCCGGTTGTGGAGCACCTGAAGCGTCCGGGGCTGACTCGGGGGGTGCCACGGCTCCTGCGGGAGGAGCGGGCGCAGCCGACACATCGGGAGCAGGCGGGGCTGAGACGCCAGGGGGGCCACTCGCGTCGGGCGAGGGCGCAGCCGAATCCGCAGGCGCAACGGGATCGCTGGCCTCGGGGGGATCGCTGGAGACTACGGTGATCGGCATGGGGGTTTATCCTCTCCCCAGGAAGAGCGGCGCCTGGAACTGCCAGGCGGACAGCGTGCGGCACGCAGGCGGTGGTTCTGGTCGGATGCACCACGGTCGCGCAGGTGAGACGCTTGTATGCTGACGTGCCGCACGGTTCGGACTATTACACCAACAACGGCCGGGTCCTGTCAAGGCCCTACCACTTGATTTTCAATGCCTGATCGCGCTCCCGCTCCAGGCGGTTGGCGCGCCGCGTGGCCCTGGCCCAGCCGAACCACCCGCCCAGCACCAGCGCATACCACGCCAGCCACCACAGCCAGTCCCAGGCCCAACTCAGCATGCTAGCTCTCCTGCCCGTTGGTGGCGGCGCGCGCGGTCTGGGCTTTCAGCGCCAGTTCCTGCTCCTTGAGCTGCATGTCCCACAGGTTCTTTTCGCGCTCGATGGCCAGCTCTTCCGCTTTCAGCGTGTTCTCCGCCGTTTTATCGGCCAGACGCAACTCCAGTTCCTGATTCGTCTGCTGGAGCTGCTGGGCCGCCTTCTCCACCTCTTTCGCATAGGCGTTGATCTGTTCAAGTTGCTGACTCATCTGCTGCATAGCCTGCTGCATCTGCTGCGGATTCCCCTGCTGTTGGAGTTCAGGCGGCAAGAGGAGTTTTAAGCGCTCGGCGATTTCGGGGGCACCGGGAAAGTCCATGTGCTGGATCAGTTGATCGCCAATCGCCTGGAGCAGCGGCGGATAGGCCTGCACCAGCTGCGTCATCTTGTCCACGGCCTCTTCGCGCTGCGTGGCGTACGTCGCCCCGGTGGAAATGGCGACATCATAGCGCCCGACACCCAGCTGATAGAGCCGCTCGACACCCTGGGCATCCTGAAAGGGCTGGTTCACCGGCACCTGCTGCGGCTGCCCATCCTCGCCAATAATGCGCAAGATGGTGGCGCGGTCATAAATCTTCGGGATCAGATCCAGGAGGATCACCCCGCAATGGCGCAGGGCGTAGTTGAAATTGAGCGGAAAGTGCGCCGTGGCCGTATCGCTCTCGCTCTTCCTGGCGCGAATGCCGACGCCGCTCGTTTCGTTCGAGCGATTGCCCAGCGCCGCATCGTACAGCCCGGTGACGGCCTTGATGTCGTCGACAGCCAGCATGCGGGCCTGGGTAATCGCTTGCACCGCCGGCTCCAGCGCCATGCGCTGCGGCGGGGGCAGCGGCACGCCGGCGCTGCTGGTGGGCTTATATTCCAGATAGGCATAGTTACGGGTGTTCGCGTTGTCCCACCGCTGTTCATGGCCTTCGAACTGGCCTTCCGCGCCAATGAACGGGGCGCGTGGCGCCAGGGCGATGGCTTCGGTTTCCGCACTGACCCAGTAGTTATAGAGCCGCTGCGGGTCTTGCGCGAAGCGCACCAGGCCAATGTAGTCGGTGCCTTCGGCCGTCACGAGTTCATCGCCCAGCACGGGAATGATCGGGATATACTGCCCCAGCCAGCGGGTGCGCTCCAGCACCTGGTAGCCATTGATCTTGCACCACCAGATCTGCGGCACGTGCGTGGTGCGGGTCGCCATGACCGGCATGCCCTCGGGCACATCACGACGTCTGAGCACCGTGCCATCGCCCAGCAGGGCAATCTCGACGGCCACCTCTTCGCGGTAGAAATATTCGGCAATTTGCACCTCGTCCGGGCGCAGCCACATATCCCCGGTACTCATCCACGCCTGCGCCTGGTCGGGGATCTGCCCGTACTGCGCCACGAAGGCGGCACGGGAGAGCCGCTCGACGACAAAAGCCCATTGCATGTCTGAGCCATCCGGTTGCTGGAAGCTCGGATCAACGTAGACGCTAAAGCGGTTGCGGATGCGCTGGATTTTGAGCACCTGCTGGAAGGAGAGCGGGTGCTCGTAGGCCGTCAGCACGCGGAAATAGCCGAGGCCCTGCCCCACCTGCTGCTGACGCGCCGTATCATAGGCGATGTCCGCATGGCTGGAGACTTCGATATGGCGAATAATCCCCTGGAGGATTTTGGCGGTCTCCACGTCGGCCTGATCGTCCACGGGCTGGATACGAATGGCCGGCGGGTGCTGGCGCTGCTCGTTAATGACCTGATGCAGGAATTGCGGCAGGCGATTAATCGTGAAGCACGGCCGGCGGTCGCGCGCGCGCTCGGCACGGATGTGGCCCTCCCACTGCGCCCCGCCTAAGAAAGCCAGATCGAGTTCTTGCAACCGGCGCGTGGCGCTTTCGGCGTCCATCGCGGCGCTGAAGCGCGCCCGGGCGATGGTGAGCAGGTCGTCATCGGTGCGCGGGTGCTGCTCGGTGCGCTCGGTGTCGGTGAGCGGCTGCGCGTCACGGCTGCGGCTCGGCTCCGCCATAGATGGTCACCTCTGCGGCAAAGTGGGCAATCAGTGGCGCCACGGCGGCCATGGCCTGGGCGTACAGCGTGTGCTCCGGGCTGCCTACCGCGTGGCGCTGTTGATTCTCGGTGAGGATACTCGCCCACAGGCGCGCACTGCGCAGTTCGGCATCCGGGTCACGGTCCAGATGGGTCAAGGGGAACGTCGGCATAGGCACCTCCAGAGCATGCAAGAATGCTGCGAGTATACGCCGCACGACGTTAGCCTGTCCATCCCACCCCGGTGGGCAGCCCCCGCTCCGCCTCAGGGCGACTCGGCCCGGGCACCGGGACGACACGCGCCACCTCCAGGCCGGACATCCACAGGTAGCGGCAGTTATGGACCAGCAGGCCCCCAGCGATGGCCAGCGTCTCCGTTGCAGGCACAGCCAGACAGTACACGTCACTCACGCGACTGGCGGCGACGGACAGACAGACGACTGCCGCAGCGCCTTCCACACGTCCGCGTCGGGAGATACTTGTTGCATTGAAACAAGGAATCCCAAGCATATCAATAGCTTTTACCCATCCATACGGTGTAAGAAAGCAATGATCACTCGTACACTCGACCATGATGTTGTGCTCAAAGGTCAGGCGATAGAGTTGCTGTGCCCGCCGCGTGAGCCGGACGTCCTGATACGGGGTATAGTGTCCCCCAACGGTCAGCAGCTCGCCCGTTGATCCCACCAGGTCCGCAATGGCGATAGCCCCATGCGCGGTCATGACTGGGGTGTCAGGCGCAAGACAGGCGTCCGCTAAGTGGTCGTTCACTTTCAGGATATGGCCTTTTTCGTCCCGCCGGTACAGGCGGATTTCCTTGCGCCAGTTGGCGAGCGTGCGGAACACCTGGAGACGCCCCTGACTGAGCGCTTCCCACACCTGATAAATCCCCGCCTCCACGGCGTTGTTCGCCACGGAGAGGCGGAGCCCCAGCGCCGTGTACGTCTCCAGGAGCGACACCCCATCCGCCTGACTCCGCCCACGGGCCGCCGGGTCAATGACGCCGGGAATCCAGGCCCCAGGCGCCTTGAAGGCCGAGGCATGCACGCTGGGCTCCTGGTGGCTCCCGTAGTACTCATGGTACAGCGTCCAGCCCTTGCTGTCGGGATTATAGGCCCCCCAGATGCCCGCCGTGCGGTTCCACCCCACGTCCATCCCATAGGCGCGCTTCCAATGCTTCGGGATCTCGAAGGGTTCGACCAGGTAGACGTCTTCCGCCACCGGATAGATGACGCCACTGCCTAAGACCGGCAGGCCCCGCGTGCGTGCCTCGCGCTGATAGGGCGGGATACTGGCGAGCAGCTCGGCTTTGGCCGCCTCGGCCAGGTGCGGCACATCGTCCCAGGTCATGTTCAGGACGTACTTGCTGCCCTGGCTGGGGGCGTCGGGGAACTGGCCGTCCGGGAGAAACTGCAGCACCGTCTCCGAGAGCCCCAGGAGCGGCGTAAAGGTGAGCATCACCAGGCCGTTCGTCGTCATGGTGCGCACCAGGGCTTCCGTGTAGATGGCCAGCGGCGGCTCTTCATCGAGCAGCACCACATCCAATTCCACGCCCTGGAAGGCGTCACGCCCCTGATCGTAGGACTGAAAGCGCAGCAGCGACTCCCCGCCACTGGTATGCGTGGTGCGCACCATTTCCACGGCTTCGGGCACCCCGGGCTTGGGGACCACGCGGCGCAGCGTTGCCCCAGGCAGGATGCCCGTGCCTGGCCGGCCATACGGCCCCAGGAGCTTGGTCTGGACGATTTCACGCACGGTTTTGGACGAGTCGCCAGCCACCACGGCGTGGATGGGACGGGGAAACCGCTTCCCCTGCCACCAGGCGGGGTACTGGCCGGTCAGATGGCAGGTCAGGGCGTAGAGCCCGGCAAGAGTCTTGCCCGTACGATTGCCGGCGCACAGCGCCAATTCTCGATGCGTCAGGCTCGCCGCAAAGAATTCGGCCTGCTTCGGGTAATGCTGCAGAGCGTAGGGCGAGTCATCCGCAGGGAACAGGCGATAGAACAGGCGCGACTGCTGATAGGCGTCCTCGATTTCAAGCAGCGTGAGGAGTTCGATTTCTTCGGCCTCAGTGAGGGCCATTGGTCGACTTCTCCAGCAGGGCGGTAATGCGGGCCTGGCGCGCGGTGGCATCGGTGATGGTCAGGGGGCGCTCGGCATCGCCGCTGATTTCGATGGCTTTGAGCCTGGGGAGCAAGCGATCCGCAATGGCATTGGCGCACTGGATGCGCTGGGCCGGATCGTTCACCATGGTGTCCACCAGCACCTGAAACGGGTTGGCGGCCTTGCCCAGGGCGCATTGTTCCTCAATGTAGGCCCAGAGCGCCTCGCGGGTTTTGATGATCGAGCGTTTATTGGGCGTGCCTTTTTGTCGGCCGCCCCGGCGTTCGCCTGGTTGCGACCCTCGTGGCATGCGTTCGCTACTCTTTGCTAGTGATGATTCCATTGATGCCGCAAGGCGTTGAGCACCGTTCGCTACTCTTTGCTATTTCTCGCCTGACTGCGTGCACACGCCGCCAAGGCTAGCACCAGGCACGGCGCGGCGTCAAGGCTCCTCGGCTCACGCCGCGTGGGCGTCGTCCTCGTCCTTGCCCTCGGCAGCGGGGCGGCGCTTCGGC